CCCCCCTTGGGGGGACCTCTCTACGGCTAACCGTAGTGTGCCTTAGTGCGTTTGAAGGGCGGAATGCCCCCACTCACGCTAAGGTCAGGGTTTCGTTAACCCTGAAAGTGTCGTTGGTTGGAAAAACGAACCAGCCTTCTTGTCACTTTTCAACGCGGCGGTACCATGGATGGTGCCGGGAACGTCGTATACCTCCACCTCACCAGGCATGCTATTATGGCACATGAACGCGAATCGTACACATCTGTGTTCCCGGTGTATATCACTGGCGAATATTATAAGGGGGGCGTAAAGCGGTACACAGTATCGCCGTCTTACCCTTATGATCGTCAGATTGCCGGGGCACAGGTGAGCAACGGTCGCGCTGCAAGCCAGCATGTTGCTCCAGACCAGTATGGTTGGAGAAGGCCCACTCCTTACGACGCATTTAGGTCGTTGGAGACTAGGGATCTGGTAGATTACTCGTTCCAGTCTTGGACCGGGTTTGAGGGGAGGAACACTGTCCACTACAAAATATACGACAAGGGCGAACTCGAACCAGAGAAGATGGCTCAGCTTCGTGCTGAGGCGGAAACTCTGTGTCTCGGGAAATTCGCGTCGTCCAAAGTGGATCTTTCTGTGGCCTTCCTTGAGAGGAAGCAGACGGCGTCCATGTTGTTCGACTGGGCAGAGAGCATAGTCGATGTCGTCCGTAACCTGAAGAAGGGACGGCTCGGAAAGCGCGGCTTTTGGCAGCGCAAGTACGGGTCAAAACCTCCGAAATGGTTGCGACAATGGCGACACGGGCAGAAGCTTGATGCGCTGCCTTCGGCTTGGCTCACTACCCGTTATGGCCTTGCACCGACGGTGCAGGACATTCAGGGTAGTATCGAGGCTCTAGAGGCTGCGGACAACCGCAGTTTTGAGAGATACGTGGTTACGCAGCGCTCTCGCAGGCGTTGGGTGACTAGGAATGAGCTTACTTCCGGCTCGGCCAATTACGGCGCGTACTATCCCCTACCTGTGATGGTAGCGGGCTATGTGCACGACGTTTATGAGGTCATGGTCCGGTTGGACACTCACCTTGATGACGATTTCTACGTAACCCTGCAGGAACTGGGCCTAACCAATTTGCCTCTCACCATGTGGGAGGTGCTTGGGTACAGCTTCGTTGCCGATTGGGCCGTAGGGGTCGGAGACTTCCTCGAGGCGTTGAACGCTCGGAGGGGGTACGTGTTTAAAGGCGGAAGCAGGACGGAGTACTACCGGACAAACCGGCAATCCGACCTGTCCATTGATACCGCAAAATGCGTAACGTTGGGGTATAAAAACCCTACGCTGAGTCCCCCGAAGCCTCACTATTCGTATCATCACGAAGAGCACGAACGGTTTGTCTACAATGACTGGCCGCTCCCTTCGCTCGTGTTGAAACGAGACCCGCTAAATTTCGAAAGGATGTGGGACAGTATTTTTCTTCTGTCCAACGTCTTAGGAAACAAGCGGGCTGCGGGAATAGCAGCCATGCGAAAGCAGGGGTTGCGCATCTGACGATCGCTACGTGCGGTCTGAAGAGACTCATGGTTGAGTCAAAAACGCCGGTTGGGTGAGTTAGCCCAATCAAACTCCAAAACTCCTTAGGAGATCCAAATGGCTGATAATGCCATCATAGCCGTCAATGACGGCGAAAGCACCCCGGTCACTCACTCATTTTCCCCCAAAGGGATCTACGGTGAGATCGCCAAGTATCAAAACTTGGCTACGTCGTTTCTGGAGGGTCGTGAGACCCTTACCGTCTCCCTCAAGGACGGCGGGAAAGTCCAGCGCGGCGAGACCGTTCTCCACCTGCCCCGGGTCCTCGATGAGACCGTCAATGGGGTAACGGTGTCTCGGGTGGCGGATTTCGCAACCATCCGTATCACGGGCTTGTTTCCCCCCACGTGGGAGGAGCAGGACCGTAAGAACGGACGCGTCATGGCAAGCAACCTGCTGCTTAACGCGATCGTGGCTGCGGCGTTCGACAACGGCGAGTTCGTATACTGAGTTAGCAGTATGCCCAGCTGGGTAGCTAGACTCAAACTCGTCTCCACCTATATCCTGCGTTCTTTGAAAGGCGCGGGCCCAATCGGAGTAAATCCATGGGAAAGACACTTAACCGTGATGGTCGTGTGCGCCCTGTTGATGTTAGCAGCCTGTTCGAAAGGTTGGCTATAGCCCTCGAGGTGCCGGAAGGCATCTGCGGGGGTCCAACCCAATGGATAGATCTGCCGTTTCCTGATCAAGGTCTCGATGTTGAAAAATTTCGGGATCAGTATCTCCTTAAAGAGGTCGTCAGGAAATACCCGGGTTTCGACCTGGGTATCGACACAAGAGCGGCAGCCGTTGCCTCCTTTCTGGAGGACGAAGCTGTCAATGCCGAGACTAACGACCGGCTCAACCGCCTCCCTACCTCGGATGAGGTACGCGCCAGGCAGCTTATGTTTGCTGCAGGGCGAAAAGCAGTGGCGGTTCTGGGACGGTTTCCGTGGGATCGGTTCTTGAAGGCGCTGAGGTTTGGACCTGGAAGCACTACGCGTCTGGCTCGGAAAGATGCCAGCGTCTACGGAAAGCTTACAGGAACACCCACAGTAAGCAGGCGGGCCTTGCCTCTGGCTAGGGAGATCATGTCTATGTTGCCCGGGTGGGCATACAGAAACAACCTCACCGACACCATTGAAGAGGCGGACCTAGCACTACGGTTGTGCGAATACGACCTGCTGAGAAGCGTTACCAAGAACGCGAAGACTGATCGTACGATCGGGATACCCAACGACATGCAAATACTGATGCAGCTGGCCGTCGGCTACTGTTTTCGGTTATGCCTCTGGAAGGCGGGAATTAACCTGAATGATCAGTCTATCAACCAACGTCGGGCCTTGGAAGGCTCGATAACGGGGAAACGCGCGACCGTGGACTTGAGAAGCGCAAGCAACTCAGTCACGCGTGTTTTGGTTTGGCGTATGTATGGGGATCATCCCCATGACGTAGGTACGTTTGACCCGACTTGGTACGAAGTAATGGATACTCTTCGTGCCCAGTACGCCTTGGTTGATGGTGAATCGGACCTTCACGAATACGAGCTATTCTCAGCAATGGGTAACGGCTTTACGTTCGAGCTGGAGTCGCTCACATTCTGGGCGATTGCAGTTGTGGTCTGTGAATACTTGGACGTGCCTCCCGACGTAACTGTCTATGGGGATGACCTGGTGGTGCCAGTAGAAACGGTCGAATTATTGACCGAAGTGCTGGCCTACTGTGGTTTCCGTCTAAATACGGATAAAACATTCTCAGACGATAAGCCGTCATTCCGGGAGTCGTGCGGAAAGCACTACCTCCGGGGCACGGACGTTTCGCCGTTCTATGTTGATACCGAGTTAGACACGGTGTCTTCAATCGTTCTCTTAGCCAACAACATCACGCGCTGGAGTGCGCGGGGGTTGTGGCGTGATGGGCGCCTCCTTCCTGTCTGGAATTGGGTGATAAGTCACCTCCCGGATTGGGCTTTGGAATGCACCATCCCGTTAGGCGAAGATGACGACGGGCTGATCATGGATTTCGATCAAGCCTGTCCTAGCGTGGCTTACTCTGAGGGCGTCAAGAACGGGATGGCCAAGACTATGCTTGGATACCGTTGCAAGACGTTCAAAGAAGGCACCAGAGAAATTGTGGTGTCTGGCCGCGCAGGATATGTAACCTGGTTGTATAACCAAAGCTACGTTAGGTTTACCCCCCCAGCTGCTGCTGTGTTGAAAGACCGGCAAGTACTGTGGGTACCTCGCAAGGGGAAATACCCGACCGCGCTACGTTTAGGACAGGGTAGCGACCTGTTTGAAGCGTTCGACCTTGTTGCTCCACGTGAACAAACCCGACGGCCTAACGGCCAAAAGGTGAGTACGCGTGAGGTCCGGCGAACTGTCTCTCACTGGCCTTATCTCGGGCCATGGGTGAAGGACGATGACGTGACAGAGTTGTCACACGTTGACGTCAAGTTGTGCGCGTCTTTGGCACGCTCGACGTAAGCCTATGCCAAGGGCCCTAGGGTAGGGTCCACGGCGAGGTTTCCACCTCGACCTAGCACAGGAAGTGCCCCCAGCTTCCGGTCTAATTTTTCCTGACCGGAACAGAGAATACAGC